TTGTTCGGCGATGAGAACGAGGATTTGCAGAAGGCGATGCTCAAGGTGCAGGGAGCCATGGCCCTTGCCAACGGTGTTCAGCAGGTGGCTAACCTCTTGCAGAAGGAATCGGCACTCATGTTGGGATTGAATCAAGCAGCAATTAATGCCAACACGATTGCACAAAAAGCGTACACGATAGCGGTGGGAACCAGCACAGGAGCATTGAAAGCATTTCGATTGGCGTTGGCTGCTACTGGTATTGGCGCAGTCGTAGCCGTTGTTGCTACGCTAACGATTGCTTTGTCAAAGCTTAAAACCCAGCAAGACCGAGCGGCTGAATCGGCAAAGAAGCAAGCCAAAGCCGAGGATGAATTGACACGCAGTTTGGCTCGCACGGAGAAACAAGTTGAACTCAATGTTTTGCAAGCCAAGAACGCAGGAAAGACCGAAGCAGAGGTTGCTAAAATTGAAGCCGATGGCTACAACAAGCGTGCCGAAGCAAACAACAAGTTCATTGCAAAAACCACCGCATTGCTTGAGCAAAGCACTCGCAGAAAGATTGCGGAAGAAGTAAGGGCAGCCAATCCTATTGAAGGCGAAACGGCGAGAGAGAGGTATTTGGCAAGAGAGCAACAGGCAAGGGCATTGTCCTTGGCATTGACCGAGAAATCGGTTGCCGACCGCATTAAGGTTGAACTTGCGGGAAATAAAGAACTCAATGACAAACTGGCGCAAGCGGAATTTGACGCATTGTTGAATCGTGAGAAAGCGTTGGCGGCAGTCAAGCCAACAAAAACGGAAGCAAAGGAATCGCCTGAAGTTATCCGCATTCGCCGTGAAATTGAGTTGATGCAAGCCAAGGGTGCGGATGAAGCCAAGTTGCACGTCAAGAGGTTGGAACAAATTGACGCAGAAATCAAAGCAGCAAAGAATGCTAGTGACAAAGCAGAACTTCAGCACAAGCGTAAGGTTGAAATTGAAAATGAGAACAAGCGTCTTTTGGACGAACGGCAAAAGCTAGAAGCAGAAGGCTTTGAGAAAACGGTTGCGGGATTGCAGTACAACATCCAGCTAATGCAAGCACAAGGCGCAACGGAAGCGAAACTTTTTGAGGCGACCATTCAAGCGATTGGAATGGAACGTGAGGCGGTTAAAAACCTAACAGACGAGAAAGCCAAGGCCCTGAAGCTTGATGAACTTGCAAAAGCAGAAGCGATTGCCGTGGCAACCGAGCAGACAAGATTGCTTGAATTGCAGAAAAACGTTGCAAGCCAAATCGCCGAACTCAAGCAATCTGCGGCGAAAGAAGAAGCGAATCGTGCTATTGAAGCAAAGAGATTGACCGACGATGCGATAAGTGCGGAAACATTCGTATTTAACCAGCGCAAGGCATTGCTGGAAGCCGAGCGCATTCAGCGACTTGAAGCGTTGCAGTTGCAGTATGGCGATTCAGTAAATTTCAAGCAACTGGAACAGGCTTTGAACGATGAGTACAGACAAAAGGAATTGACGGCAGAGCAGGAGTATCAGGCGAAGAAGCAGGAACTAAAAATGCAAGAACGAGATACCACGCTAAAATTCGCTAACGAAGCGTTCACAGGTGTCCTTGGGTTTATTGCGGCAACACAAGGAGAAAGCGAGGCAGACGCTCGCAGGGCGTTTAATTTGAACAAAGCAGCGGGCATTGCAGATGCAACGGTCAACACCTTCCTCGGGGCTTCACAGGCTTTGCGTGACCCAAAACTTCCGACATTAGCCAAAGCATTTGCGGTTGCTGGCATTATCACATCGGGGCTTGCTCAAGTCCGTAAGATTGCGGCAACGCAGTTCAAAGCATCGGGAGGTGGCGGAGGTGGCACAGGGCCAAGCGGCAACATCGTGCCAAGTGGCGGAAGCGAAACGCCTGCACCTCCTGTGTTCAGCAACCCCAACGTCACCGACCTTTCGGGATTTGGTGGAGGTCAAGCCCAAGGTAGCCAACCCATGCGTGCTTACGTCGTGGAGAGGGATATTCAGCAGACCACCAGCAGGGTGCGGAGGTTGTCCGAATTTGCAACATTAGGCTAAGTCCTACATTTCCCCGCATGGAACTACCCGTATATCGGATGACTGTGGACGAGGTGGACGAGGGCGTGCAATTCGTGGCCCTCGTTGATATGCCCGCTATTGAAAAGCCATTCCAAGCCTTTGCCAAGACCCCGCAACGGTTTGCCGAAACTGGAGAACGCCGTGTGCTGACTGGGCCGCTCATGCTTGCCGACACTCCCATCTTCCGCAAAGATGACACCTATGGCGAGTATTATGTGGTCTTTGACAAAGCGACCATCCGCAAAATCGTGCAGAAGTACTTCAAGCAGGGCAATCAGCACAACGTCAACGCTTACCACAACGCCGAACTCGATGGCGTGTTCATGTTTGAATCCTACATCACCGATGCAGAGCGGGGCGTAATGCCGCCAAAGGGATACGAGGACACTCCTGACGGATCTTGGTTCGGATCCTTCAAAGTCGAGAACGACGAAGTTTGGGAGAACCGCCACGCCTTCAAGGGTTTCTCGGTGGAGGGCTTGTTCGGCATGAAGAACACAGGCACGGAACTTGAGGTCGCACTTGCTGGCCTTGCAGATGACTTAACCGCTTTTTTGCAACATATCAACCCAACCTACAAATCCCAATAATCTATGAATCTAAAATCAGCCATTGAAACTTTGCGGACTGAACTCCGTAAGTTCACAACCCAAAAGCAAGCCTTTGCCGACTACAAGTTGGCCGATGGCACGGTCATCCGTGTGGATGGCGACCTCGTTGCAGGTACTCCTGTGTATGTCATCGCCGATGACGCAACCCTGCCCGCTCCTGACGGCGAGCATCAAGTGGAAGGCGTTGGTGTCGTTAAGACCGAAGGCGGCAAAATCACCGAGGTTGTTGTAGCCGAAGCCCCAGCACCTGCCGAGGAAGTGGAGGTTGCCGCTGAAATAACCCCCGAAGTTGCGGGTGAAGTGGTGAGTGAAATCGCCGAAGGTTACCCAACTCTTGACCCTGCGATGGTTGAGGAAATCGTTAAGAAGCACCTCGTCAACATCATGGAGGAACTCAAAGCCGCCTATGCCGAACTCGGAAGCATGAAGGAGAAGATGGCCGCCTTTGCATCGCAGATGGAAACCATGACCGACATCGTGGAGAAGGTCGCTGAACTTCCAACCGAAACCCTAAAGCCTACCGCCTCCGCAATCGTGGAGCAACGCAAGGCCGCATCCATGCAGAACTTCAACGCACTCGCCCAAGCAATTCAGACACTCAAAAAATCCAATTAATCCTTAACCCCCAAAAACAAAGCCATGGCTTATTCATTCGTTTCCCCGCTGACTACTTACACCGAGCAGCAGCGCCTCCCCCTCATCACCAAAGCGGTCTTCGCCGCTCGTACCGCCTCCCTCTTCACAAAGCAGGTGGGTATCAAATCGGCTGCTGCGTTGAACCTCATGGACACCGATGCTGCATTCCAATCAGGAACTTCCTGCGGTTGGAATACGGCAGGTGCTGCATCAGGTGCGACCTCTTTCACCCAGCGCATCATCACCGTTGCGCCCTTGAAAATTCAAGAAGAACTCTGCCCTCGTTCCCTTGAGCAATACTGGATGCAGTCGCAGTTGACTGCTGGTTCATCTTACGATGGCGTTCCATTTGAGCAGGCGTTCTCCGAGCAGAAAGCCCTTCGCATCGCCGAGGCTTTGGAAAATGCAATTTGGTCAGGTTCTACTTTGGTTACAGGTATGCTAACCCTGTTGAACGCTGCATCGGGTACTGTCGTTCAGGCCAATGCTTCCAGCACTACTTGGACACCTATATCGGGTTCCACTGGTATTACTGGGAACAACGTCATCAGCATTTTTGACAAGGTGTACAATGACATCCCACAGGCCATCTTGACCCGCAACGACTTGGTAATTTTCTGCGGGTGGAATAACTTCCGTACCTTGATTGGAGCGTTCAAGGATAAAACTGGTGTAATGTACAACCAAGTGGATTTGCAGGGTCTTGCCGATGGCGACATCATCTACCCCGGTACTAACGTCCGTGTTGTTGCAGTTCCCGGCTTGACTGGTACAAACCGCATCGTCTGCTCCTACCTTGGGAACTTCTTCTACGGAACCGACTTGCTTTCTGACGAAGAGCAGTTTTCCATCTGGCATTCAATCGATAACGACTCTATACGTTTCCAAGCAGCCCTAAAATGTGGAGTGAATTTTGCCTACGGTGACATGGTTGTTGACTTCCGCTTGGCCTAAGTGTAATGGGGGAGGGCAACTTCCCCCCGCTTTTTTATTCTTGCAACCCCTTAAATAAATATACACTATGTCCTGCTCCTTAACTACGGGCTACGCCCTCGGATGCCGAGATTCAATCGGCGGCATCAAAGCAATCTATGTCCAAGCCTTCAAC